AGACTTCCTAGAGGTGCTAAGCCAGAGGTGCGTCCCGGCAAGATGATTCTTACGAATGGCGATCCAAGAGAAGTGCTACAGCCATTTAACTTTGGTCAAGTTAGTCAGATTACCTTTGCACAAGCCGGTGCATTACAGCAGATGGTTCAACAAGCTACTGGCGCAGTAGATTCAGCAGGCATTGCCGGAAGCGTAAACGGAGAGGCAACTGCCGCAGGTATCAGTATGTCACTAGGCGCGATCATTAAGCGCCACAAGCGAACACTAATTAACTTCCAACAGTCTTTCTTAATTCCTTTTGTTAAGAAGGCCGCATATAGGTACATGCAATTTGATCCCGAAACTTACCCCGTTGCAGATTACAAGTTTAACGCTAGCAGTACTCTGGGTATTATTGCTCGTGAGTACGAAGTTACTCAGCTAGTTCAGCTACTACAAACCATGGGTCAAGAGTCGCCACTGTACCCAACGCTGATCCAAAGCATTGTAGATAACATGAACTTATCTAATCGCGAAGAACTTATCGCGGCTATGTCTCAAGCTATGCAACCCAATCCGCAAGCACAACAAATGCAGATGGCTGTTCAACAAGCGCAGATGGAGTTCCAGCAGTCTCAGACGGCGGCACTCAATGCACAGGCGCAAGAATCTGCGGCTAGAGCAGGAAAGCTGGTTGCAGAAGCGCAAGCTGTGCCGGAAGAGCTTGAGATTGATAAGATCAATGCTATTACCCGTAACCTCAAGGAAGGCGATCAAGACGATAAAGAGTTTGAGCGCCGCATGAAGGTTGCGGAAGTATTACTGAAAGAACGTCAACTCCAAGGAAAAGAGAATGCTAACCAACAGAGAACTCGAAATGATTTTGAGCAGGTTCAACAACCAGCTAGAGCCCCTGCGCCGCCAAGTGCAGGAACTCCAAGCCAAGGTGGAGGCCTTAACCAATGAGCAAGAAGGACCCAAGACTAGCACGCGTAGGCGTAAGCGGGTACAACAAACCGAAGAAAACGCCCAGCCATCCCACTAAATCGCATGTTGTAGTTGCGAAAGATGGTGATAAGATCAAGACAATTCGATTTGGTCAGCAAGGTGTAAAAGGTGCAGGCAAAAATCCTAAGAGCGCAAAAGATAAAGCGCGAAAGAAAAGCTACTACGCCCGACACAATGCTCAAGACTCAAATCCCAGTAAACTATCTGCGCGTTATTGGTCGCATAAAGTCAAATGGTAATGGCTAAAGGCGTTAAGCATTACAAGCGCGATGGCACTGAGCACAAAGGTGGCGCACATAAAATGCCAGATGGATCACTTCATTCTGGCAGGTCTCATGGTAAAACGTCGGTAAAACTATTTCATTTTGATGATCTCTCACAGAGAGCAAAGGAAAAAGCAATGCCTGGTTATGGAATGAAAACAATGAAGCCTAAGAAGAAAAAGCCTGCACTGCCTAAGCGTGGTCAGCGCACAATGACTAATCGAAAGAAAAAGAAGTAGTCATGCCTAAGGCAAAGGCAAAGCCTAAAAAGAAAAGTACAATACCTGCGAACGTAAAGAATAAAGCTCTTTATTCGCGGGTAAAGTCTGAGGCCAAACGCAAGTTTGATGTCTACCCTAGTGCGTATGCTAATGCTTGGTTAGTTAAGACTTACAAAAAACGTGGCGGTACGTATGGCTAAGACAAAGAAAGGTCTTACTAAATGGTTTAATGAAGAGTGGGTTGACGTTAAGACTGGCAAGCCTTGCGGTCGTAAGTCTGCTAAGAAAAGTAAACGTCCCTACCCTTCTTGCAGGCCAAAAGCAGTAGCGGCTAAGATGACTGCGGCAGAAAAACGATCATCAGCAAAACGTAAAACTGGCCCAGCAAAAATTAAACATGCAGTAACGGCTTCTGGACGTAGAAGAAAAACTACAAGAAATGCCTGACATTTTTTAAAAATCGTGATACAAGGCACAAATCAACCAAAAGAGAATGAGATATGACGCCTGAGCTTGAGGAGTATTTTGATAACTACAATACGCTTTTTAATCATGTAGGTTACAAGCAACTTGTAGAAGAGCTAGCTAACAACGCAAAACAGCTGGCAGACATTCAAACTATCAAAGATCAGGAAGAATTTTTTTATCGCAAAGGGCAGGTTGCCGCTTTAGCCACAGTAGTCAACTTAGAATCGACGATTACTGCGGCGCGAGACCAAGCCGAGGCGGAAGCTCAGGATGAGCTAGATGTATAAAATATATGATTTCCGCTGTGATTGCGGTCGTATATTTGAAAAGATGGTACGCAGTGGAGAGACAATCAGTAGGTGCGATTGTGGCTTGACTGCTACTAAAATGCTGTCAGCGCCTAAGTGCGTACTCGATGGGCATTCAGGAGATTTCCCTGGGCGTCACATGAAGTGGGTGCGAGAACATGAAAAGGCTGGCAGAAAATCCAATCTCCATAATGATTAAGGTCACGGAGTTTAATAATGTCTAGAGCGACAATGCTTGATCTGCCCCCTGAAGAGGACAATGTAGATCAGATTGAAAACGAAGAGCCAGAGGCTCAGCTTCAAACAGAGGAATCTGTAGAAGAAGTTGAACAACCTGTAGTAGAGGAAGTCGACAGCGATATACCCGAAAAGTACAAAGGTAAATCTTTGAGGGATGTCGTTCAAATGCACCAAGAAGCAGAAAAGGTGATGAGTCGGCATTCTTCTGAAGTTGGCGAGCTTCGTAAGGTAGTGGATGAGTACATAGCGACTCAAACACCGTCAGCACCTCAACAGAACAATGTTGAGCCTGATAGTGATATTGACTATTTTACAGATCCTCAAGCGGCAGTTAATCGTGCTATTGAGAATCACCCTAAGATTAGAGAGGCTGAGGAATATTCTACAAACTACAAAAGGCAAACTGCTATTGCGGAGCTAAATAATAAGCACCCTGATATGCAAGATATATTGTCTGATGAAAAGTTTGCAGATTGGATCAAGTCTTCAAAGATTAGGACTCAGTTGTTTGTACAGGCTGACCAAGAGTACAACGCTGACGCGGCTGACGAGCTGTTCTCTCTCTGGAAAGAACGTAAGACAGTGGCACAGCAAACCGCAAATGTTGAAAAGCAAGTGCGGAAACAGCAACTCAAGGCGGCTAATACAGGCAACACGAGAGGCAGTGGTGAGGGGACGAGTAGAAAGACATATCGCAGGGCCGACATTATTAAACTTATGAAAACGGACCCCGAGCGTTATCAAGCATTATCATCAGATATTTTGCAAGCTTACGCGGAGGGTCGAGTCAAATAATCTAAAGGAGATTTGACATGGCTACTGCAACTTACAACCAATCGGTGCTTGGCACTGGCGCGGCTCACGCGTCAGGCAACACCGCAAAAACTGAAGCGGCTACTTTTATTCCAGAAATCTGGAGTGATGAGATTATTGCCGCTTATCAGAAAAACCTGAAGATGGCTCCTCTTGTTAAGAAGATTGCTATGTCTGGCAAGAAGGGTGACAAGCTTCATATCCCTAAGCCTGCTCGTGGCGATGCTAACGCAAAAGCGGCTGATACTGCGGTAACAATTATCGCAAACACCGAAAGCGAATTGACTATTGATATTGATCGTCACTTCGAATACTCACGTCTGATTGAAGACATTGTTGAAGTACAAGCGCTTTCTAGCCTTCGTCAGTTCTATACTGAAGATGCTGGTTATGCACTTGCTACTAAGATCGACAACGATCTTCACTCATGTGGTACTGGCTTCGGTGACGGTGGCGCAGTTGTATTTGGCGCGGCTCCAACCGACTATCAGCATGATGGTTGTTTCCGTAACGCCAACGGTACAACGACTCAGTACACCGACGATCAATTGGTTGGCACTATTACAGATGGTGTTTTCCAAGACGGCTTTACTGATCGGTTCTTCCGAGACATGATTCAAAAGTTGGATGACAACAATGTTCCAATGGAAAATCGTGTACTTGTCATTCCACCCTCAACTCGTAACGAGATCATGGGCATCGACCGTTATGTATCTGCTGACTTTGTATCAGGTCAGTCAGTACAGTCTGGCCTTATTGGTAACTTGTACGGTGTAGATATTTATGTATCTGCTAACTGTGCAACTATCGAGACTGCGGATCAGAACAGTGCGGCATCTGTCGACACTCGTGCGGCATTGTTGTTCCACCGCGATGCGATTGTTCTTGCAGAGCAAATGTCTGTGCGTTCGCAAACTCAGTACAAGCAGGAATACCTCTCAACTCTGTACACGGCTGACTGCCTGTACGGTGTCGAAGTGTACCGTCCTGAAGCTGGTTTCGTACTCGCAGTACCATCTGCATAATGAAACTCCGGGGGTCAGCAATGGCCCCCTCTCTTTTCTGACTCAAGGAGAACTCCTATGTCACGCTTA